CTTCTTAGCATTCTTAATATCTATTCTTAATTGCTTTAACTTATTATCATAATCTGCATCTTCAATTATATTCTTAACATAATTAGCAAATGCTTGAATAGAACGCTCGCTAAGTTTACTAACATTGCCAAACTTCTTCATAATCATAGCCTGTTGCATAGGCGTAATGACATTGTTCTTAACCAATGTAGCTAAGTCTGAGGCTATTTGTTTTTCAACTTCAGATATTTTGGCAACTGTTTCTTTCTTACCTTGCTTAAGACCTTCTTTTAACCCTTCTGCTTTACCTTGCTCTTGTCCCTTTTCAAAACCAACTTGTTCTGCTTGGCTTGCTACTTCTTCTTCTCTTCTAAGTTGTTCCGTTAATGCATCATGTAAGTTTATAGCTAAAGTTTGAGTGTCATTTAAATTAACACCAAGCAACGTATCTGCTTGTGGTGCTTGTATTTGTTCTTCTCTTAATAAGTTTTCACTTAAATGACGCATGATATTCTCACGTTGAATATCAGTAGCATTCTTATATAGATTGGTATTAGTTACATAACTGTTAATGTTATCTACAATCTCTTTATAAGAACCTTTCCTACGTTTATCACGCATATTAACTACCTCATCCATTACTTCATTGAATCCTTTCAATTCATTGAATGGTAGTTTAGCATCTGCTTCACGTTGTTTAGCTTCTGCTTTTTCATTCTTTGCTACAAACTTTTGTCTTTCTTTTGCATCTTGTTTTGCTCTCTTTTGCTCTTCTTTTAATCTTACAGCTTCAGCATTTGCTAAGAACTCTTGTCGCTTAGTTTCTACGTGTTTAGCAAATAAGTCAGTACCTCTTATTGAGCCTGTATTATTTTCAATCTTAACACCTTTAGCTGTGATAGCTCCTGACTTTGTTTTCTTAAATGTAAGTCTTTTGTCTATACCTTGTCCTTCTTGATTATGGTATTCAAATACAACTTCATCCCCTAAATCTGTTATTTCAGGAGGAGCAGAAGGTATTATTTTCTTTTTGTTTAATACCAAAGCTAAAGCCTCCATATCTTTATCTCTTGTCTCTTCACTAGGGTTGTATTCTCCTACTGCTGATTCATCAAATGTTGGAGCAGGTGCTTCCTCAGCAGGTGCTGCCTCAGCAACTTGTTGTTCAGTAGTAGAAAATAAAGATTCAATAGTATTCAAAGCTTTGTTCTCTAACTCACTGCGTTCACCTTCAGGCTTTGCTTTAATCTCATCATATGTTCTACTAATGAAAGCTTCATTACCTTTCACAGGTAACTCTAGCCCATCAGAAATTTCAACAGATGTATTAGTAGTAACACCTTCGGGTAATCCTTTAAGCTTTTCCTCAGAAACTTTTATTTCTTCTTGCGGCTTAACTTCTTCGGGAGTGGTTTGCTCTTGGGCGTTTCCTTCTCCCACTTCTTGCAATCCCATTTCGGGTTGTTCTGTGCGTAACACGCTTTCCGTTGTGCTTGGCTCTTGAATGGAATTTTGTTCTTGTGTTTTATGTTGTCCGTCAATAAATTCAATCTTACCTTGCTTAGGTAACTCAACTTTCATTAGCTCTGCTAATGCCTGTGATGTCTTATCATCGTTCTCAACTGTAGCAGTCATCTTGCTACGAGCCTCCTCATCCATTGCATCTACTTCATGCAAGAAATCTTCACGTGTCATCTCCTTGCCATTCAACACATACTTTGTGCGAGGCATAGTAGACAACTCCCCATTCAATCGCTTGATGGTCTCTAGTTCATCTTTAACTAAGTTAGGGTCTTTACCTTCAATACGTTTCATCAACTCATTTCTACGAGCCAATATGCTCATAGCTTTCTTCTTACTCTCGTCACTAATGTTATCAGGAATACTGTTCAAAGTGTTGATTACATTTTGATAGTTATCCTTTGCACGTTGACCTTCCTGAGGAGTCATATCCCCACGAGATACTTGCGCATCAACATTAGACATATACGCATTGACAATGTTTTGGTCTCTAGATGCATGTAGTAATGTATTAAAACTAGCATCATCCATCATTGCATAGTCCTGCTTTGAATAAGCAGCAACACCTGAATTGATAGAACCAAATACAAAACCACCAACAGCTTCAGCACGTGCTGATTCTGCGGCCTTACCTAAGAAACCTTTGATGTCATTAGGGACATCTTTAAACATTTCTTTTCCCTTTATTTCATTGTATATTTTTTTGATGCCATCTTCAGTAAGTTGTTGAGTAAATCCTGTCTCAGCTTCTGCAGCACCTGATGTTGCTAATGTTATAGCACCTCTAGCAATCGCACTTTTAACCTCAGTTCTTACTAAGTCTTCAAATGTTTTAGCAGTCATATCAGTAGTTGCCTTACCTAAAGCTTTCATTGTAAGACCTGTAACTAATGAAGAACTATTTAAAACATTTCTTGCACCGACTTCTTCTAATACAGCAGAAACAATACCTAATGGTACAGATATAGCTAACTTCTCATTCTCAGTTACATTAGCAAATGCAGGGTTGTCAGACATTTCTTTGTTGACCATATCAAACCCTTGTGCAAAAAATAAAGGTACACGATACGCGCCACCTAACATTGCAGGTAGGGATGATGCAGCACCAAACAATGCTTTCTCTACCCAACTTCTATTTGATGATTCTAAATATTGTTTAGTTACATTTTTAGTACCAAACGATTCTACAATACCTTCTCTAGCAATATCAGCCTCTCCCTTTTTATTTAACTCTTGAGTTGCTGCAGTTGAATATGGGTTTACCTCAGCCTTATGCTCTCCATAAAGCTTTCTTTTCTTAGCGTAATCAGATGCCAAACCCTCAATGTCATCCTTATTCTTTAAACTACTAGACCAACTTTTAAATTGAGCGTTGTCCATATTTGCAGGGACATTAACTCCTTTTTGCTTTGCAGCTAATTCAAAAACTGTTCTATATTCTTTACTACCAACATTAGCCTCTAGTGGCATAACAGCAAATGTCAAAGCCTCTGACATTTCAGCAACACCTGCAAGCACATTACCTGCTCCTCCTAATAAACTATTGCCTACAGCACCCCAAAAACCACCTTGCTCACCTAGCACTGCTGTGTAATCACCAACTGATTTATCTAACTCCTTACCTTTATTTGCAATAACTTGCTCTTGTGCAATTAATCTTTTACGCTCAGCCTCTACTTGTTCAGGAGCCATCTTATCTTGGTTATTACTAAATGCAATAACAGACTTTTTAAAAGCATCAACCTCACTTTGATAAGAAGCTATAGTGTTCTTCATATCTTGCTCACTAACAAACTTCGTCTTTGCCTTCTTATAGTTGGCATCAATCTTTTCAATTGCTGTTTGTTGTGGCTTATTAGCAGCGATGAATGCTTTTAACTTTTCGGACTCTTCGCTCTCTCCTGCTGCAGTAAATGGGTCTAGGTCAATATCAATAGTATTGCCATTAGGCGCAGTAACTTTCATGGCATCAGCCATGCTTCCGCCTGTAGCCTCGAACTTAAACCCATAACCACCTAAGTTATAATTAAGTTTAGATGTAACCTCTTCTTGTTCGCTACCAATTAAATCAGGTGTTACAGTATTTAACGCGGTATTAAAGAATGAATCTTGTTTAGGTGCTGCCTTTTGACTAACAACTTTCTTTGCAGATTGAGATACCTGTTCAGGAGTCATGTTCATTAACCCATACAAGTGCATACGTCTATCTAATTCTGATCTATATGCTTCTTCAGGAGCTTCATAATACCCATGTTTTTTTAATGCATATGCAAAGTCAGTAGCTGACTTAGAATCAAAGGTTTCTTTATATCTCCCTTTCATTAGATTCATATAAGCGTCAGCCCACTCATCCATACTATTATAATGAGCATAAGGAATAGCCCCACCTTGTTCAGATGAAGGTGATTTAATTTTTGATGCAGTAGAATCTTTCTGCCCAAAGAATTTTATCCCTGAGTAGTTATTAGATTCTCTTGCTAGACGGCTATTAAAATCTTCGCCTGCTTCAACTGAAGCCTGAGCTGTCATTAACTTAGCCAATGTCTCTGCTTTGTCAGCAGTCTCAGGGTTATTTTTTAACCTAGTATATAACTTGGTGTAAATCTCATGAGCCTTTTGGGTACTCGATTGAGATTGTGTACTTGAAGAACTTGAAGGAGTAACGTTTGAACTTGGGACGGCCTCGTCTTTTTTTTTTACTTCTTCCGTTGGAGTAGCAACAGCACTAGCCTGAGTAGTTATGCTTGGCATAGTGATACCAACAGCAGAAGCAAACTGACTCTTATCTTTGAAATCTGAATGCTCAAAAACTGTGCTAAAAGCTTTCTCGTTTGTAGAGATTAATTTAGTAAAGTCCTGAATAGAACCTTTATAACCTGTGCTAGCAGCACCATTATACGCGTTTGTTAACTCTTGGTTTTCCATGTACAAATTTACTTATTATTATATTACTGACCTAATGTTGCACCATAACCTTTAGAAGTATTTTCATCTTGAGGGAACGATAAAGACACCCCTTTTTCTGTAGCAGCATATACACTCACAGGAGTATTCTTCACAATACTATTATAGATGTTGCTTATAATCCTGTCATTATTCATACGACTAGCACCATCTATTGGCTCATATAAAGTGATAGTTCCCTGCTTTATTTTGTTAGGATCTTTTTCATCTACTTGCCATAAGATAGAAGGTACTTTTATTTCAATGCCCCAACGTCCATTACTATCATCAGGTAATCTTTGTAATTGAACACCGCTATATCTTTTACCATTTTTCTTAATTGTTTGGAATGCTGTGTTATATGTTTTAATTGGGTCACCCTTACCTTCAGCTAATAATTCATTAACTTTTTCTGATAATGGGACAGGTACTGATTCAATTCCTACAACATTACCTGCTTCATCTTTCTTCTCAATATTATCCATTATACTTGCACTATTATATAATGCCGTACTATTATCGCTCTGCTCTTGCTTTTTACCTTTTCTTGCCGCTTCCGCAGCTTTTGTTCTAGCATTTAAAGCAGCTACATCTACCTCTTCTTGCTTAATACGAGATAATAATGGGTCTAATGAAGATTTAACTTCTCTATCTAGCATAGTTTGTAAACGCGCACGAACAGCTTCCTCTACCTTTTGCTTTTGTGCTTTGCCTTTCTCTCCTGAAAAGTCAGCAACAAAGCGTCCATTATTATCTGCTTTTAATAATACTTTATTTTTATCAGGGTCATTAGGGTCGTAAGTATATAAGTCTTTAAAGTCTATACCTGCATTTACAACACCATCATATATAGATGATACATTGTCAGGATTATTCATAATCATATTAACAATACCATCTTCAGCTTTTTTATAATAAGTGCTTTGACGAATATCATTAACAGAACTCATTATATCATTTGTATTAGAATATCCTTCCAACCCTCCAAGTTGAGTTATAAGCATAGTCCCAAAGTTCTTAACAGGAGTTTGTAAACCTTTATCTAAATCAAATGGGTTATACTCACTTGATAAAGCAGCAGCTATAGCACCTACTGTTTTGATACCATTTGGATTATTATCAGCAACAATCTGACCATTTTTGTCTACCTTTTGTGATAATACCATATTCCCATCAGCAGGGTTGATATACATCTTGGTATTATTTAGGTTGGCGTAGTTGCTTAGGTTGTCATAGATGAACAACCCTTGTCCTGAAATCTGACCATTCTTTGCCTTCTCAACACGAGCATCGTTCAACTTATTATAGTTGTTAAAGATGTTAATAAGCTGATTGGTATTATTTTTTGTATTCTCAATATTGGTCTTATATGTAACGTTATCCAACTGCCCATTCTTCCATAGACGGTTTTGTAATAACAAATACTCTTGCAATTGACCTGCATTATTCTGCCACCATGCGTTTGCATTTTGGTCTTGACCTAAAATGTCGGTATCATTAAGCGTATTAATAACGTCATTGGTAGCCGTATTAATTTGTTCTCTTCTAGCATCTCTATCTTCAACCTGCTTGTTAAGCATGTCGCTGATATTCTTACCAATCTCACCCCAATTTATTTGGTCCTTTGCTGATTGCTGAGCATATTCGTAATAAGTAGCCATAATTTTATTTTACCAAGGTGATTGATATCCCATTACATTTGGGTCATAATAAGAAGTAGTTCCTGATATTCCTTGCAATCCGCCATATGTATCTGAAACGTATGGCAATTCTGCAGGAGGTGTCCAAGCATTTGGGTTATTGCTTCTATTCATCATAACATCAATACTTGGTAATCCAACATTAGCATATTGCCAAGGACCTACACTATAATTAATAGGACCCCATGCCTCACCATATCCAAATGGACGTTGATTAGGAGTACTCATCATAAATGGATTAATGCTTGTATTATATTGAGCAGATACTGCACTAGGAATAACATCAGTAGCAGGCATGCCTAATGGGTTATTTGCAGGCATAAAAGGAGATGATGAACTCATTCCTGAATTAGCTAACATAGATCCATTAGGTTGAGCATTTATGCCATATTTTATAGCTGATATTTCAGGATTGTATCCCATACCATTCCCTTGATCAATCATTAATTCAGGATTTGAATACGCTTTATTTAGATAAGCTTGACTATCAATTCCTTGTTGAATAGCAGCTGCATTAACATCAGTTATATATTGTGGTGTTCTAGCCATTTCAGAAGGAGATGTTACCGCAGCAGTACTAGTTGTATTACCTTTAGCTGCAGTTTTATCATTTACATACATCTTATTATATTGGTCAAGACCTGTCTTAGCAGCACCTGACAACCCACCAATCGCTGATGCAATTGATTGGTTACGTGCAGCGATAGCATCTTGTCTAGCTTGTTGCGCACCCTTAACCTCTGCTAGGTCTAGATTCGCTCTAGCTCCTGCTAGTCTAGCATCTTCACCCGCTATTAATTTATTGATATTATTAATGTCCTGAGACATGTTAGCTGTTACTGCTTGTTGGTTGGCGTTCTGAGCCATCAATACACGGCCTGCCGTAGCTGCCGCTCCTCTTTGGCTTTCAGCACCTGCCAACATTGCTTGTGCGCCACTTGACAATAATGCTTCGCGTTGCAATTCATATGGCTCTTTAGCGATACCAAGCTGAGCATAGTAGTTTTTCTCTAGCTCTTTCTTGGCTTCTGCCATAGCCTTCTCAGCATCTGCTGCTGCTGATTTTGCTAGTTGGTTTTGTTTGGCTGCTTGTGCAATTGACATACCTGTGCCTGCTAAAGAGGCTCCCATAGATACTGCTGTCAATACTCCTGCTGTTCCTAGTCCCATAGTTATATTTTTTTAATGAACTCAGATGCGTACACACAGCTCTTAATAAACCCAACCTCTTCAAAGTAATGCTCTAGTTGCCAACTTTTGATATGGGTGTAAACCCATTCACAGCCTGCTAACTTAGCAGAGTCCGTTAAAGCGTTGAGCAAGAACTGTATAGCTATCGTTCTGTTTTTTTTGCCCCTGTATTCCTTGTTAGATACCACCCAATTAACTAACGCTACTTTAGAGTTAGTCAAATAGAGGAAACCTGCACATACAGGTATGTCGCCATCGTAAACAATTAACCCCCCTTTACCATCCATAGGAAGGAAGCTTTTTTGTACAGGCTCCATCCCCCAATCCGCCCACCACTTAGTTAACAGATTGTCATAGTCAGTATCAGAAAGTAGATTGATAGATAGATTCATATTGTTACAAAGATAGATATTTTAAGGGAAACTTTTCATAACTTCCCCTTCTACCAAGAACAATTCTACTTTTGAATTATTATTATTTTCTAACTCAAAAACGCAATAGTGTCCCAATACCCCATGAGATTCTGCAACACTATTCTTAGCGTACATAATCATTGGGTTTTGGATAGCAATAGGGTAAGTAGTACCTGCTATAGTAGCGTCTATTACAATCTCATTAACCGCATTTGGTACGTCTACATTTACGGCTGTAACAACCCCGCCTAAAAGAGGCGTATCATATGGCGGTAATGAATAGTAAACATAGTCGCCAATGCTTAGGTTTTTGTCTATCGGTACGTATACTGAGCTAGTCATAAATGATATTACCGTAGCATTTTGAGGGCCTGATATAGTCAAGCTTCTGCCAATACCATTGATAGATCTCATCAAGAACTCATCCAATGGATTAGTTTGACCATTGTTACGGATAAACGCAAACCAATTGAACTCTTTCTTTTGAAACCAATTAACATCAATATACCCCTCATTAGGACTATCGGTATACATTGTCGCTTGCCATGCATCATCCCCTTTTAATGTCAATGTTTTAAATAATTTATTATCCTGAGGAGCAGCATTTAAAACTGATTTTAATCTAGAGGTGTATTGTACTCCGTAAAAATTATTACGTGTACTATTAGCATTATGCTTATACAAATTTCCCCCTTTAAAAGTATAGAAATAAGTATTCATACCAATCATCCAATCAGGGATGAAAGAATAAAATGAAGGCCACCCTTTATTATCAGAGCTGTATGTAAGTGTATATTCCATGTTAATAATTAATAACGTAACAATTTATACTAGAACTTGATGTTATATTAGATGAATATGAAAGGGTATATGTTTGTCCGCCTACAAGGATAGGGAAGTTTTGAGATGCTACCAAAGTTCCATTTACCTCAATAACTGATTGCATCCTTGTACAAGATGTTGTATTATAAACAAAAGAAAATACAATTTTTGTAGGGCCTGATGGGACCGTTGTTAAACCTGTAGTGTTAGATGTTACTGTCTGATCTAAATATATAGTATTATAACTAGGTGGATTTTGCGCTATTATAATTCGCATATTAAATATAGAACCTGCACAAGAACTAGACACATTATTATTTAAACTATAATTTAAATTTGCATCAACACAACTAGAAGCTCCTTGTTGAGGCATAAGTACTCCCATGAATTGCTCTCTTACAATTAACCCATTTGAATAGAACCCATCGGGTGCTAGCATTGTCAATGCTGCATCAGTAAAAACTCCTGATGCATAGTCTAGTATTGACGCGTTAATATAATAATTTCCTAAAGAAGCCATGTTTTTTTTATTTTATAAGTGACAACCGCATTCAAAATATGTTAATGTTGCAACACCTGAAGTAACTGCAGGGATAGACGAAGCGCAAATTTTTCTAGTTCTATTTGCATCTACTACAACACTTTGTCCTAATCCGTCACAATCAACGTAAGATATTGTAGCACTAGCTTCAGAAGTATTTATAATATTCCACGTAGCGCAATCACCTCTGCAACCTCCGCAATTACATGAAGCATCAATAACATCGTCTCCATAACATAATGGAGCTAAATATGACTTTCTGTAATCCCATATCAAATATAAGTAATCACCTGTACTTGGCATAGTAAAAGTACCATAGTATGTATTACCAACATTACTATATGGAGTAGCTAATGAAGCAGCACCACACAAAGCAAGTATATCATTTTGAGAATTAATATACAATATATTACTACGTAAATACATCATCTTATCACTAGCAGGATTAAATGTGTATGTATCAGTACCTACCTTGTTAGAATACATTGTTACTGTAGATCCATTTGTTGGGATACCACTTTGCCCTTGATAACCTACAATAGTTCCATAATAATTTACAATAGGGTTTGCAGTCCCTGATAAGAATTGAACTTGCGTAGATTGTATTGGAGAGTTATAAGTACTAACAGTATATCTATACTCATTATGAATTAACTCACCTGAATCAGGAGCATCATTCAAACATACGTTTATAATAGTCAACGTTTCAGGTACAGGACATCCCACATTTACATCTAATACAATGTTACCTGATGCGTATATTTCTATAGCAACAGTATTTTCAACATTTGAATCCTTAGGGAATGTAAAGTTGTTAGATGCTGTTTGACCTAACAAGCTATACGTAGTCCCATTATATGTAGCATATATATCATAGAATGGATTTTCAGCACCTGAACCGCTAAGCAAGTTACAATAAATTGTAACATCACCAACTTGCTGTTTAAGGTTAACGCAATATTCTACGGATGTGCCATCAGGAATAGTAAATGTTTGATGGGTGCCACAATCTATACAAGATGTTAAAACAGGTATGTTTGTTTCATTTGAAGATAATACATACTCATTAAGATAAGGATCAAATCCTCCTAGTTTTTGTTTATCCCCACTCTCATTAAATAAGTACCTAAACCATGTACGCATATAGGCATCAGATACTATCTCTAATTGCCCCATGCCATCATTCTCATCAGATAGTTTGATAACCGATGCACGATTGGCATCAGTAAAATATCTGCTTGTACCCCAATGAACATAACTCTCAGGATTGTAACTAATACCAAACTCTTCAGCGCGAGCAATCTGCTTACCTAATACTTCAGGGATAGATAACAATGTGCTACCACCACCCGCATCAGACAACAAATCTTTATCAGCTAAAACATAAGATATTTTATTTTCTTGCAACACTAAAATATCCGTCTTACGTGCGTCAATAATTTGGATAGGACCAAATGAACGCTCTAGTTGTTTGTAGTTAACAAGACCTAAGTTAAATTCATTAAGCTTATTGATGTTGCTTTCATTATTATAGATACCACTATAAGTAAGGTCTGCAAATCTATCCGACTCTTTATACTCTTGATTGGCAATTGTCGTTACACGATTACCTAACTTAATATAATCACCAACAATAGAATCTCTTATCTTATAACTCTCAACACCATTACCAAAGCTATAACAATTAAAGAATCCTGTATCTACAATTGCAGGGATATTCAATATTATACTTTGATCTTGAATGTTACCCATGTGTTCACCACTTGAGTTAATCTCAAATGATAAATCATTCTCATAAAAAACATCAGGGGGAGCATCTTGAGCCTCAGAATCAAATACACATAATGCACCTGCTCTAGTTACTTCAATAGTAATTTTAATTGCAGAAGCTTTATTGTCTTTGGTATTTAAACCATTACATTGATTGGTACTAGTAATTAATAAATATAAAGCACCATCTTCATATACAGCTGAAGAGTCTCTCCAAAATTGCCAATAGTTAGTGTCTTGGCTAGGTGGGTTTGTTATATTAGGAAGTGTTAATGTTGGGTCTGATGGAGTAAATGTAGCAGTTGATATAGTTGGTATAAAAACATTGTACATAGCACCACCTCCACTGCCAATACTTTTTACTCCCGAATCTACAGTAGAACCTATATTATCTCCAATAAACCAATCGTAAAAATTTGCATAGTCAGCAGATGAAATAAATTTCTTATCATATTTATAAGACCTGTTTTCACATCCGCTTCCAATATTGCTACCATTTCTATTTAACTCTACATTTATTTTTATAATACTCCCTTCAGGTATTGTATAGTCTCTATATAAGCCTACACCATATGGAGCATTTACAAGGTATGGAGCAATTGGGAAGTAAGTTTTGTTTAATGTATTAGTTTGATATAAACAACGGTCTTTATTATTTACAGTATCAAAATTAAGCGTACCTCTAGATATAAAAGAATCTTTATTTTGAACTACGTTAAATCCCGTAGGTTTAATGCGCATATATACTCCTGAAGGAACCTTTGCACCTGTTGAAGGAGCAATAAAACCTGCAGATTTAGTAGATTTTTCAATTACAGTAGCAGATACACATTTATTTAAAGGACCGCTAACATCAGCTTTTACTGTTAAGATATCGCCTGCCTCTACTTTTTTAGCATTCTCTCCTGATAATAAAAAGTAAGCATCACTTGTATTTGGATCAACAAAAAATATATTACTATATATTGTATCGCTTCCTTCTTTTGTTGGCTTAATTACAAACTTATAACGAGTAGCCCACCATGGCGCACGTTGTGTAGCAGGGATAGTAACATGAATTTTGTTTTGCGAATCTGATGCTGAACATGGGATATGTACCGTATCATTGCTGCTAACCAAAGCTGTGCTTGAACGTCCATATTCATCCATGTAAACTATACCAACTTCATAGTCTCTATTACTATGTAAACTTTTAGAAGACCCTACTCTATAATGAGTAGCAGTAACATTTGTAACCTCATATGTATCATACACATATTGCGTAGGTGTAGTTACATTATTAACATATGTCATTGCAAGTATTTGCAAAGATATAACGTTACTTGTTGGAGTAGCTTGTATAGATATAGGTTGGCCCGCACCTGTAATACCTGAACTATATTTTGTTAAAGAATTTAGTGTGGTACGTAACTGACAATTTAAGTTATCTGTAAATGTTGTACCATTACAAGAAGTTGGCGCAAGAAATATAGGGGAGTATACAGGCTTAATATTTGTTGATGTCCCAACAGCATCTATAAACTCTTGACTTGTTGCTAATTGATATACTGAAGTATAATCTTTATTTAAAGTATATGAAAAAGAAACGTAAAGATTTGTAGTAATATCAGAAGGATAAGGAGTTGCACCATAATAATTATAATGGTTTAATATTAATCCAACACTTATTATAGATCCTTGAACTAAATCAACACCTGATAAATCTACCTGAACAACAGTATTAGGAATAGAATATGTACTTCCCCCTAATGTATACGAACCGTTTATAGTTTGGCTTTGTAATGTTGTATATCCAACTTGACTAGATACTAATTCTGCAAAGTAATCAAGTTGAAGAGGATAACTATTTAAATCTGTCAAGTCATACCCTTCTACATAGTTGCCATACACTAAACGATTGCCCATAATAGTCTGAGCTTTAGCAGTACGTGGTACGTTATCATACAAACGTAATATCTCCGTCTCAGGTAAAATGGTGTAAATCTTATTATTACCAAAGTTGTATTGATAAGTTGTATTGTCAATTAACCCGCTATCAGCTTTGTCTATACGTTCAATAATGTTTATTACATTACTGCTCATTTGTTTAAACAACAAATCAATACCAACTACATCAGGCCCTCCTGAATTGTACCCAATATTAATGCCATTATAAGAATTGACCATCCCTTCATTTAAGAAGTTCTCAGTTGTAAAGTCAAATGATTTTGGGATAAATGCAGGCTCGCTAAATTGTGAGGTAGCAGAGTATTGTCCATCAGCATATCTATAACGATACGCAAATGATAAGAACTTATCCTTAATATAATTCTCTTCACCACCAAGATTAACATATGAAATCTGAGGGGAATTAATTGGAAACTTTTTAATTACATTTATATCTGATTCAGAGAACGAATCAACATATGAAACAGGTGAACCATAAGTGCGGTTGACATTGATATATCTAGGAGCATTATAATCATCAGTAAAAAATAATAAGTCATCAATTAAGTTAACCCCTGTAATTACATATTCAGGGTTAAAGTTTAGTGTAGTGTTATCAATACTATTAACATGCTTTGTGCTAATAATATGATATTTTAAAAGACCTGTATTTACATTATAAGACACAATCATATCCAACTTATTTGTTGGACTAGAAACAAAATTAGGGTCATGAACAAACCAATAAATAATATTGCGTGCAGAATCTTTACAAGCTCCTATACATTTAGCACTACTACTTAAAGGCGTACCGTCAATATATGCTATGTTTGTTAACTTTATATTGCCCTTTGCATTCTCGATAACACCAACCTCAGATGCTTCGGTAGAACCCATACGAATATTAAGCGCATCAATATATTGCCCATCAGGAATAAGTCGTTCATCAACAAGCTTATTCATTATACCCGCTGTAAAGTTTCTTGTGTCTTTGCTCATTTTATTTAATCATTTTATTTCTACCACGTAAGTTCATCAACAAACGGCCAGGATGTATGTTGCTAATCCTGATACGCGCGTTACGCAACAAAGCTGTTTTGTTTCTACGCATACGCTCTAAAGTGGTATTATTAATCATTGAATTTAATGCAAACCCTGCTTTTGATTTTGCAATCTCATACTCTATATACGCATAGATATAAGACTCAAACATTTTATTTACGCTGACAGCAGAGTCATCCCCATTCTCCATACCATCACTGATATACTCTAGAACACATAACTCATTAGCCATAGATGAACTGAAGTTGATAACCCCCTTCTTCTTGTCTATCGTAAACGTTGGATTAAAGTTCGCGGTCTCTGTATTAAGTCCGTAACGTCCACCAATTGTATAATCAAAGTACCACTTACCATCGACATAATACCCATACGCTCCATAATACTTCCCTTCCCTATCCAAATATATACTTTTGTCAGTGTTTCTAATTCTCTCCCAATCCAAATTCGAATACTGAGGTTCGAGTACGTTACCGTCTTGGTCAAATAGTAGTTCATTGTTATGGTCTTGCAAGTAAGCTTTTGCTGATTGGACTTGTATGTTCTCACTCAATGGACGCAATAGACCATCTTTGTGCATGCTAATACGAACCCAATTCACAAAATCGCTAGGTAAAACAAATCGCAAGTCATTACTTACGTTTAACTCTAATACTTTAATCTCTTTGAATGCATCGTAGTTTAACTCTTGTATACCACGCTTAGCATGGAACAATACCTTGTAACGCTCTTCGTTATTAATCAAAGAGTGATTGCCTGAATACATCAATAAAAAGTTATTAACGATGTCAGCTAAAGATACATATTGATAGCTACCCCAATTTTCATCCTTGGGGTTATTGCCATCATTCTCATAATATTGGTATTCAGATAAGTATGCCATTATTGTTGTTGGTTAGGAGATTGTTGAATGTATTTCTCTCTCTCTTCAGTCTTTGCAAATGAATATACTTCAGACTCTCTAATAGAGATACCTGCATATTCTAGTATCTTAATCACTAATGTAACTTCATCTTCAGGTCGTACCTCAAAGTCTTGGTAGTCATTTTGTGTTGCATCAAACATTGGTGCGCCATTAAGCAATGATACATATGTCCATTTTGGATCTTTAGGATATCTAAAGTAATAACAATCAACAGATGAAGCCCCATTAATAGTGTCAGGATAGACAGTAATCTTATCCCCTTGGATAGTATAAGCAGGGTATTTCTCAGTAGGTGCAGTTAAGTTTGACATAGCAAGCATAGTAATCTTACCATTGCTAACCTTTTCAGCCTCACCTAATAATGCTCCTGCATTACTTTTGCACAAAATTTTGTTGATAAAGAAATATTCGTATCCTGTGGTAGTGATAGATGGCAAGAAATATTCATTGTTTGCGTCTTGAACCAAAGGGTCAACACGGAAAAATACCTCCATATTCTCCTCCATATTTCGTCTCATATCTGCATAGTCAGTACCTGAGCGACGAATATTCTCTGAGTTTATTAGACTATTATAAGTCTGAAAGTACTCAATGAATATTTCCGTCTGTGCTTGCTTTGCAAATAGATTGAAATCAGATGGAGAAAGATAACCGTAATTGTTCTTATTTAAAACCGATAAGACAGTCTCTCTAACTGAATTAATCATCTTATTATTTTTTACAAAGATATAAAAAAAAGAGGAGGGTTTTACCCCTCCTCAATTTAACTTAAACCAACATGAACTATTTATTAATCCAAATAGGAGTCCAACATTTTGAGGCTATCTAAGCCTTCATCACTTTGTAAGAACTGACCTACTGCATCATATGGGTCAACCCCATAAGGCAAAGACATCATCTTCTTCTTATTGGTATCGGTACTAAACCAAACCTCTTTATTATTATTGCGGAACACAATTAATTTCAAATCAAAGAATTTCTGAATCTTAGAGCGGTAACGTAAAGTAGGGTCTTTACATACAGATAAGAAATGTTCAGGGTCTTGCTTAGCCGCAATCAATACGTCGCGACGCAACTCAGCTGTAGAAATGTTAGATACATCATGGCCGAACAATACACGAGCTACAATTTCTAGTTCATCAACTGTCAATTGGCGTGCTTCTACTAAGGCATCAACCTCAACATTCAACATGTCAACCTCTTCTTTTGCATCTCTTTCATTGTCAACCTCTTGGAACATTACACCATTCATTGGGTGATAGTACAAGAACTCCTGCAATACAGGGTTAGTTTTAGGTACTTGTAACATACCATCAATAAAGATAACAGGCTCAACAATTAAGTTGCCATCTTGTTCATCTTCAAACGGAGACTTTTGGTTGGATGCGTAGCGGAGAGGACGGTTAACATTGTTCTCTTCATCAAACCACAACAAAGGATATGTTGCGGTATTTCTTACAGGGATAATAAAACTCAATGGAGATTGATTCCCTGTTAACTTGTAGACCTTATCGGTCCCTTTTGCAAATTGCTTTTTCATTAGATATGATTAAAAATTAAAAAGATAATTAAAAAAAGAGGAGGGGATTTTAATGCCCCCTCCCCTTATATTTCAAGATTAGGACTTGAAGATTACGAAGTTGTTCGCACCAAGTACGCACACACAACGCTCAGAAAGGAAGTGAACTTCCATAGCATCTAAGTCGCTAGTCATTGCGCCACCTGCAGAACCTGTGATCCACGTTTTGTAACGACGATCTTCAGACTCAGAAGCACGGTAACGTACGTGCAAGAATGGACGCTTAGCGTTCTTACCTAACACTTGGTCGTATACAGTAGTAGAACCCGCAGGAACCAACATACCATTTACAGCACCACCGATAAGACCACCACGCATTGAAACGTCGTTCAAGTACTTCCAATCAGATTTGTAGAAATCATAACCACGACGGAAACCTGAGAAGCCCAAGTTCAAAGCCATGTCCATATCATTCTCGAACAATCCAAAAGAAGCAGCGTTAGCAGCAGAACCTGAACCTGCATAACCACTCACTTGTGCTAAGAAGTCATCGATAGCGAAACTGAAGTTACGCTTAACGAACAATACGTTCTCTTCGATAGCTCCTTGCTTATCCAAAGATGCAACGATAGTATCGAAGTCAGCCATAGTAGTTGGGTAACCACCTGACCAAACGTTACCATCAGCATTTACAGAGTAGAATACCCCTTTAGAACCTTTGTTACCTGCATCAGTATAAGTACTTTGCGTAGCAACACCTGATCCGCTTTCAGCAGGAACAGCTTCAACCATAGCAGTCTCTAAGTAATCTTCGAAACGAAGACGAGTCTCATGCTCTGATTTCAAATACCACAAGTAACCTGTAGCACCGTTCTCAGTTGTAACTTCAACCCAACCAATCTGAGCCATATCAGAACCGCTAACAGCGTATTTGTCCTTAATGATGATTGGAGAGTTGTCCTTGATCAAGTCTTCAGCTTCCAAAGAACCAATCATTCCATTAGCTCCTTTCTTGAATTCTGAACCATAAACCATAACAGTACATGTAGTACTTACGGCAAATGATTGACCTGCAGCTTCGTAGTAAGCAACACTGAAAGTCTTAGCTGTAGCGTTAACAGCAACAACGATACCCTTGTTAGAAACAGAGCTAGATCCTGTTGGAGTTACTAAAACAGTTTGACCTTTACGGATTGCGATACCTGTAACGCCTGTGTCACCTACGGTAAATGTACCGATAGAAGAACTGATTGCAGCACCTGCAGCCACGTTAGTGTACTTGGTGTGCAAACGACCTTGCTCAGCCCACTTAATTAAGTCAGAGTTAGAAGGCATTTCTGCTCCAACCATACGTAAGAAAGATGATACTGAACGATTACCGAAACGCTCGAATTCCTTCTCATAAGTATCAGGAAGATACTGATTCAAGAAGTCGAAGTTCGTGATGTAGTTTGTTGGCAACGCCACCTGTTCCGCAGCGGGCTGTAGGTTGCTCAACGAGTTTAATGAACCTGCCATTTTGTTTTGTTTTTGTTTTTATTGTTTTGGTTTGATGCTTTTTACGCGTAAGCTACGACCTGAGTTGTCGCCTACTGCGCGGATTTGCACTCCCCCCTTATTCATTACCTCAGGTGTTTGACGTTCAGACATGTTAATGTTTTTTGTTTTCTTTAACACATCATCAGTTCCATCAGCCATCCCTTGTTCGTAAAAGAACTTGGCAAACTTATCAGGGTTCATTGCAATCGCCAATCCTTTGTGGTATCCTGCCGCATCGCCAATCATTCCGTTCTCATCCAAATACTTATTAATAAAGTTAAATGGGTTTGATTGGATTTTCTTTAGCTCTGCTGCATCAGATGGAGTGTATGTAAACTTCTTGTTGTCAATACTGAAGTCAAATCCTTTAAAATCTTTACTAAAGATCTCGTCTGTCTTCTTCTCAAACCAACCACGTTTACGTGTATTCTCCTCCTCAATAGTCTTGGCATTTTTTATGTAGTCACGGTAAGCGTTGAACTCTTCTTGCTCCTCCTTAGATATACCAACCTGTCTTGACTCAAGAGGTTGTTTGTATTGTTCTTTGAGTTCGTTGAAGTATTTCTTCGCTTGTGTTACTGCCTTTTTCTTAGTAATCTTAATCTTCTTAATAGTTGACTCATCATCGATATCTTCATCGTATGAATAGTCTTCCATTAAAACATCAACATCCGACTCATCTACCCCTTCTTGAGTAGACAAAAGATATTGACGAAGCAAATCATTTTCGTTCATGCTATCAAAGTCTTTCTGCAAACGCATAAAGTCTTCAATACCACGACCTGTTTCCTTCTTGTATTTGAGGAATGCGCCAACATCTTCAGGCAACTGTTCAGCAGCCTCACGTTGTGCAAACAACTCATCAACAGAATTAATCTGCTTGTTGTATCGCTTACTAATATATGAAAGAACGTCTTCGTCTTTTAGCTCTACTTCTGCAGGAGTCTCAACTTTAACTTCTTGGGCTGCTGTAGCTTCAGCGTTTTGTTGCTCCTCATGCTTTTCAAGCAATTCTTTTTCGACTTCTTGAACACCCTTAGGTTCAACGCCATCGATAGCGCGTACTTTAATTTCCATTAGATTGTAATTTTTGCAAAGT